AGCAACAACAGATGATGATAAGACAGAAACAATACATTTAAAAGCAATGCCTGTTGATTTAAATTATAATGTTTGGTTTTGGTCTAAAGATTTAGATAAAGTTTATCAATGTATCGAAAAATATATCTTTTGGCAGCAAGACAATCCAAATTTAATTCTTAGTTATGATGATACATATTCTCTTGAACTTGATCTTCATTTTGGAGAAATAGTTGATGAATCTACAATAGATGAAAAATATACTTCTGGAATGCTTTTTATATATAAACTTCCTATTAAAGTAGATGCTTGGATATTCGAGGGAATAAATTATAGTACTATAAAGAAAATTGCTCTTAGATGTTATGATAAAGATGAAGTTACAGATTATACAGAGATAGTAGTAGAAGATTCAAATCAGAATACAGAATTAGAAGCTGCTTTGAGAATGTTTCGTAAAAATCTTTATGGAATACTGGAAGTTGATTCTGCTAGTAAAAAAATTATAATTCCAGGAAATTTTGCAAGTGATTTTAGTGTATCTGATAGAATAGTTTGGGAGAATAGTACAGATAATGATGAAGTATACACTATTGTATCTGCATCAGATGTTGATGAGAATACAGAAATAGTAGTATCTGAAACAATTGTAAGTGATATAGCTGATGGGAATATATACAAAAATGTCTAATTTTGATAATTTATATAACAATATTCAAGAATTTGAGAATGGTAAAATAAATTTAGTTGAGGCACTTACTAAAGCACAAGTGAATCAAATTCGTAAAGAAGTAGCTACTCCAGAAATTCTTCCTTGTGATTTTGATGTATCGGTACCAGGATGGATTGAACGAATAAAAGAATGGGGTAAAATTGTAATTTATCATAAAGATCCTGAAAATTTTCGTGGAAAAAAGAAAGTAACTATATCTCAATTCGTTAATAGATTACAAGCTGAGGATATTAAGAAAATGTTATCTGCTTGGTATATTGAAAAGAAAGGACTAACAAAAGTAAGATTTTTTAAGGATTATGTTGGAAAAGGTGGAGATAAAGTTTTTACAGAGGAATTTAATATAGAAGTTAAGTTACGTAAAGAGCTTAGAGGTTTTAGATTGTGGTAATATTAACAAGAAAAATAATTTTATTTTTATAATATAAAAGGAGAAAATTATGAGCATCTTTTTATCCGCTGGTGTTTATGTCCAGGAAAAAGATATTTCTGACATCGTTCCAAATCTTGCAACTGCTTCTGCTGCATTAGTAGGATATTCTGCTAAAGGTGATACCGAGAATATTATGCTTATCACATCCGATCAGCAGTTCATAAGTGAGTATGGTGAACCTGTTCCTGGAGAGTATTTTCATTATACGGCTTTAGCTTATCTTGCAAAAGGAAATACTTTGTATTGTTTGCGAGTAGAGAATGGAGCTTTGTATGGTGGTGTTAACATTATGGATGCTGAATCTGCAGAGTCTAATTCTGCAATTTCTGTTGGTCAAGCTTCTTCTGTATTTGTAGCTGATTCTGGTGAAGATGATGTAGCATTTCAGATTCTTGGTACCAATCCAGGTGTTTGGAATAATAAAATAGGTATTAAAATTTCTGATATTAAAGAAGGAGATGATCCTGAGCCTACAGATCAGTATACATTTATGATATCTGTTTATTATGAAAATGATGATGGTGATTATGAATTAGTAGAGACATGGAAAGTATCTCGTAAAGATAAGATTGATGGTTTTGGAAAACAATTATATCTTGAGGATAAGATAAATGGTGCTAGTAAGTATATTGTTGTAGCAGATAGTGATCTTGTAGATACAGTTCTTCCAAAAGAACAAAGTGCAAGACTTGATCTTGATAAAGGTTCTGATGGAAGTGCTATTACATCTTCAGAATTAGTTGCTGGTTGGGATGAATTTATTAATCCTGCAAAAATAGACATACGTTTACTTTTGAATGGTGGTGAAACAGATGTAACTGTTCAGACGAAGATGAAGACAGTAGCTGAAACAAGAGCTGATTGTATAGCTATATTGGATATGCCTTCTACTTCTTTAAATAGTGTAACGGATATGGTAACATTCAGAGAAACTACTCAGAATTTTAATTCTAATTATTGTGCATTATATTCTCCTTGGGTAAAAATATATGATTCTTATAATGATAAGTTAATTGAGGTACCTCCATCGGGATATATTGCTGCACAGATTGCTTATAATGATCAAGTAGGTCATCCTTGGTCTGCCCCTGCTGGTTTCAATCGCGGAATGTTAGATATTATTAATACTACATATATCTTTACTGAAGGTGAAAGAGATACTCTTTATCAAACAGAAATTAATCCTCTTCAAACATTTAGAGGAGAAGGAAGTGTTATTTGGGGACAAAAGACTGAACAAACTAAATCATCTGCTCTTAATCGTGTAAATGTAAGAAGATTACTTATTGTAATTGAAAAGGCTATGGCTATATCACTTAGGTCATTTTTGTTTGAGCCTAATAATGAGATAACAAGATTTCGAGTTGAAGCCTTGTTAAATGAATATCTTGATAAACTTTCTGCTCAAGGAGCTTTTCAAACCGAAGGTGAAGATGGTGGTTATCATGTTGTTTGTGATGAGACTAATAATACTCCTGCAATAATTGATACTCATGAACTTCAAGTAGATGTATTTGTAAAACCATCTATGACGGCTGAGTTTATTAGACTTCAGACGATTGTAACAAAGTCAGGTGCTTCGTTTAATGAGCTTATTGCTCGTGGAGTTATGTGGTAAAATAGAAAGAAAAGCCATCCGTGGCTAATATGAAGGAATTCTGATTTTAATAAGGTCTTAGGCGTCTTTTGGCTTCTACTCTAATACAATTTTTACAGGTAACTCTAGGGCCAGGTCTTGCGGTACGAAATGGAGCTACATTTTTTAATCCACAAGCTGTTCGAAGGGCTCCGTGTCCATAAGTTTGATGTATTGTTGGTTTTTGCTTTTTCATTTTTGTTCTCCTAAATTAAAAGGTTAGTTGTTTCTATATATAAAGTATAATACCTAAACGGAAGTTATCCAAATTAAAAATTAAAATTTCTAAAAAATTAAATTAAAGAGGTGAAATAATGAGTAATATGGGAGTAGATTCCTTGAAGAATAATTTAAGTAATCCTGCACGAACTTATTTATGGGAAGTGATGTTTAGCAATCCTATTGGTGGTGGAGATGCGGATGCTTTAATGCTTAGATGTCAAACTACTAATATTCCAGGGCGAAGTTTAGGTGAAATTCTTGTTCCATTTAAACAGAGTGCTGGTATTAAATTTCCAGGAAAATATACAGTAACTCATACTTGGGCTTGTTCATTTATTGAAGGTGTAGATGCGAAAGTATTTAATGCAGTATATGCTTGGAAACAAGCTATTGTTCATGATAAACTTAATGTAGGTGGTCCAGATGTAATTATTAAGGCTAATATTTATTTACGTCTGCTTGATACAAAAGGGAGTGTTTATCAAAAAATAAAAATGGTAGGATGCTATCCTCAGGAATTAGAGGAAGTTCCATTAGCTTATGAAGATGAAAAAGTTATTATGTATCCAGTTACATTTTCATTTGATCATTGGGAAAAAGAGTAAAAATGCAGAATCTTGGATTAGATTTATATGGGTTTGGAGCTAACTATTTGACAAAAATTTGGATGCTTCAACGGACTTATAACTGGCAACTTATGATGCCACATAATATTAATGGAATGATAGGTTATTTAGTTTCTCAGTATTGTCAAGAAGTTAGATTTGGTGATTATAGCATAAGTGATGTATCCGTACTAAAATATGGAGCAGAACAAAGATTCTATGCTGGTTTACAATCTATAGATACTGTAACTTTGACTTTTTTGAAACCAACAGATAATTCTGTTCTTAGTTATTTCTATGGATGGTATGAGTTAATGATTGATAAGAATGGATATTATTATCCTAAAAATCATTATAAGAAGAATATTTATGTTATTTTATATAATAAGATGGGATTACAGTCTACAAAGTTTGAATTGAAAGGAGTTTTTGTAAAAAAGAAACCATCTTATCATTTAACCTATGCTGAAGAAGATGTTTTAAAATTAGAAATAGAATTAAGTGTTGATAGTATAGAAATAAAGAAAGGATTGTTGAATCAATTAATAGATAAATTATTTTAAATTTAGTTAGGAGAGAAAGAAATGGAAGGTTATCTACCTATAAATCTACCTTCAAAGTGTTTACCTTATGAAGGTATCAATTCATCTGATGTTAAAATTAGAGCATATCAAGGTCGGGATGAAATATTCTTGGCTGAAATCAATCCAATTAATCTAGAACAAAAATTTCTACAAGTTCTTAAAAATGTAGTTACTGGTATAGATCCTGAGTTATTAACACTTGGAGATAGATTATATATTATAATCTGGGAGTGTATCAACTCATATATGGAGACTATTAAGTTAAAAACTATGTGTAGTTATTGTCTTCAAAAGATTGAAGTTGATGTTGATTTAAGAATATTAGAAGTAATTGAACTACCGGATGATTTTAAACAACCTTGTGAAGTAAAACTTCCAAGTGGTAAAATAGTTCATCTTAGGTTGCTTAATATAAAAGATGAAATAGATATATTAAAGTTTGAAAAACAAAGTGATTCTGGTCATTTATATAGATATGCTCGATCTATAGTAGATGATAAAGATGTTATAGAGAGAATGAAAGAACTTGAAGGTATGAGTTCTAAAGATATAGCAAAAATTAGAGCATTTCATGAAGATTATTATCATGGTCCGGATATGAATACAAAAATTAAATGTCCAAAATGTGGAGAGGAGGACGAGGATATCGTACCCTTTCGACTTGACTTTCTTTTTCCGATTGGTGAAACCCTTAAAAGAACTTTTGGAAAGAGATTTTAATCTTTGTTATCATGGGAATTTTACTTTGGATGCTATTAGGAAAACAGATTCAAGAGAACTTGAATGGTTTTATGGTCGTTTGATTAAACAAATTCAAGATGAAAATGAATCCAGGTCAAAACAAAAATGATTTTTAAGCGGCACTACCATTTTGAAAATATATTAGGTGTAAATTCATATAATTTACGTAATTTACGAGCCCTGAGGAGTAAGCTCGATAGGGATTATTGTGGATTTTTTGAGGATTTATCAGGTTTATATCAAAAAAGTTCTCAAAAGAAAGAACTTCAAAATACTGTTATTAAAATTAAACAGACTATAAGTTTGTTAGATAGTATTTTGGAAGGTGAAGCAATTGGTAAGAAAGATGTTGATAAACTTATATCTCAAATTAATGATATAAATGCTGATAAAGATTATTTTTTAGAAAAAATTCCAGAGGTAAAAGCATTTAGTGATAGAGTAGATAAGGTTACAGAAAAAACTGGAATATCTCTTGAAGATTTGAATATAACAGAAGATATAGTTAAAGGAGTAGCTAAGGGAACACAAAAAGCTCAAAAAGAAAAAATTGGTTCTTTTCTTCGAAAAAATATGCCTGGTACACTTGGATTAGCAGGTGGTTTGGCTAAAGGATTAGGAGCAGCTCTTGCAGGACCTTTTGCTCCAATTTTAGGACCTATTGTAGGAGATGTTTTTCGTGCTGGTAAAGCTATTTCTCAAAAAGTTAGTGAAAAAAAGGAAATGAATTTAGGAGAACAGTTACGTCCTGTAGGAGCAGGAATTACTTCAGACAGAGCTGAAACAATATTTGGGGCAAGAAAAGAAAGACCTTTCTTTGAAAGATTTGCAGGAAAGAGTTATCGAGGTGGAGAAACAGTTGAAAGTCGGGGTAAAAAAGTATCTAGTGAAGATATGGTTCGTCCACTTACATACTTCTTTGATAAAAAAGCATATCGAACTAAATGGACAAAAGAACTTTTAAGTAGGATTAAAAATTTAGGAGGTAAAGGTGGAGGAAGTTTATTTGGTGGATTATTAGGAGGTTTAAAGGGATTATTACCTACTATAGCTGCTTTAGGATTAGCATTTGGAAAAGGAGTTGGATTAGCTGGAGCAATTATTTTTACCACACTTGAATTAAAAAAGCTTTATAAAGTTACTGGAGAATATTTTGATGTTCTTAAAAATGTGAAAGAGTTCCAAGAAAAACAGAATAAAGTTAAGGAAAGAATACAAGGAGAATATGCTGGGCGAACTATGACTGCTAAAACTCCTAAAGAACGAGAAGCAGCTAGAAGAGGAGAACTTCA